GTCTAAGTGTAACTGCACCTGGTACTACATACATTTTTGTATATACAGGTTCTTGTTCTGTTTCCACATCCATCGTGATTTGTGTAATGTCACCATACCCGAACGAATTAATCTGTTCGTGGTGGTAAGCAATACCTCCTAAGTCCTCAATCATTTGTTTGTAGTTCACCATATAACAATAAATATAAAAAAATGTAAAACGTATTATGAATTACGGGTCAATCTTCTAATTCTTTCCTGTTCTTCTTCGTAGTTGATAATATAGGATAGTTGGTTTAACGCTTCCATCACATTACTATCGTACACTATTTTGTGTTTTGTAAAATCGTTTCCAGATAATCTGTTGACGACGATGTACCAACCGTACGTTTTTTCAAAAGAGTTTGGATTATCCATTTCCTCATAGTCCATACTATTTTTATCTTTTGCTTCCACGACAGTTTCTTGATTGAAGATAGCTGGGAATAAACTGAAAATTTCTTTTCTAATTGCGTAAAAAAAGATTGTGCTGACAGCACGTACCTCACATTTAATTTCTTCTTAAATAATTCTGCACGTGTCTTCATCGTGTTCACATCATACTTTTCAATATCAAAATCGTGTAGTCCCCTTTCGTTTGTGATTGGTCTATACATAATCGCTATCAAGTAATGTAGTTGGTCTAATAGTTCATCAGGTTTCTTAGAACTTAATGTGTCTAAGTCAATAAACTCAGCGAACGTTAAGTCCTTCCAATTAGGAAAGAAACCATAATGCACACCATCCAATTCAAACCTATCTTCAAACGGTGCAGCTATTGGTATTAGTGTTAGCAACTCACTTGCAAGAAAGTTTATTTCCTGATAGTCGTGTTCCAATAATTCATTTACTGGTGCGTTAGTTAATAAGCTGATTAGTTTAGCTGCGAAGTATTGGTCTTCAAATAAGTCCTGCATCTTGTATATCTTAACGTATTGTTCTATCGTTAGATATTCAGGTAGTTTATACTCTACCTCGTTCATCTTAAATTTAATCATATATATATATTTATTGAATGAAGGATATACTATACCTTCCTGTGTTCTTATGGTTCTGTACTTCAAATAACATCTTCATCATTACTGCATCAGATATATCGGGTGATGTTCCCAATATCTTTTTCATTTCGTCTTTTGAATGTACGCCTACCTTATTATCTTTATCTGTGTCTTTTAATCTTACTGATAATAATTCTTGTGTTAGTGTGTCAATTATGTTGGGGTCTAATACATTAATTGATATTAAACCTTCCTTAAACATTTCACTTAGCTTGATGTAGCACTGCGACTTTAAGTTGGTGTAGTTCTGTTTGTGTAGTGGACTACTGTTGTTCACAAAATTCTTACCACGTATTTGGTCTGCTACTCCACCACCAACACCATCACTATCCACAACTATATTAGACGGGTGTACGCCATACTTTTGTATTAGTCCTTTTATTTCCTCACTCAATTCTGTCGTAGATAATTTACTATATACTAATACTTCCGTTATAACATTACCCACCCATATTACAGCTACTGACCTATCACTACCAAATCGTGCCACGTCCACACTCATAAACTTCTTATCGTTAGGATTAGGTGCTGTCCTGAATATACTTGAACTGATGTTGTCAAAATCAAATAAGCTATCTTCTTCCTGTTCGTAGTTCCAATCACCTAAGTATAAACGCTTCATTTGTTTTGGTGGTAGGTTACGTAGTATATCCAAATATTCAGGGGGTAAAAATTTATTATCTGTGGGTAACGCCTGTATGAATATCTTAGTGGGGTCTAATGTTCCCTGCACGTGTGGTAAATAAAACTCCTGCTTCAACCACGATTGCGATGGGTTACACGACATAAAGAGTGTAGGCTTTAACTTATACTCATTAATCTTGTAACGTAATAGTGAACGCACCACATCATACGCCTGTCTACTTACTTGTGCTACTTCATCTATAAACGCTATCGTTATTTCTAATCCACCTAAGCTATCGTAGTTAGGGTCTGATGGATTGTACTGCAGGTCCCTAAACACAATTTCAGACCCATTAAAGAACTTTAATTCGTTTGACTGTTGATTGTATGTGTAGTGTTCGGGACCGATGCCACACGTCTTAAACAGGTCAAGGAGTGTCTTTATGGTTGTTACTCGTAGCTGCGTTAAAACAGTACGACCCATTAACGCACGTATATTAGGATAAGTAAGGCACATATATAGAACCCATACAGAACCCAAATAGGATTTACCTGAACCCTTAGCACCGCCATATAGAACTTCGCGATGTGTTTTATCAAGTAGTATTTTAAATGTTTCAGATTGCTTCTTAGTTAAGTTTAAGTTTATTTCCATACTGGTTTGAATATTGTCTGGCAAGATTTATACGTCACCATTTTTGCCAGACAATATTGGTGATAGATTATTTGGGTCTACTGTCTTCATATTTCTTGACAGGTGTGCTAAGTGCGTCACCTTTTGTTCGTCAGTCATCGCAGCCATCTTCCTCATTTCCCTGTCGTACATCTTCTTTACCTCTTGTTGTTGCTTTCTTTTAAGCGTTCTTTCCATACCCATAATTTCAAAATTGAAGTTTTTAGTGTGTCTTGAATAAAAAATTATTCAAAGTTTAAGTTTATTTTAATTGGTTCACCATTCGTGGTAACATCTACCTTCTTCGGTCCTTCTAACCCGTATAGTTTGGTGATGCTATCTAATGTTTCCCTTTCCACGCGTTTGTTCTTGTCTTCCCTTGCACGATTAAGTAAGTCAAAATATCTTTCAACCTGTTGTTCTATTAATACATTCTGTTCTTCCTTGAACCTTTCTGCAATTATTTCCTTACATCTTTTCCACGTAGCGTCAGCAGTTCTTTCACTCACGCCATACATCTTACTGAAAGTTAATCTAAACTCACCTGATGTTAAACGTTTATACAGGATTAGTTCTAATGCTTCAGTTAGCTTTTCACTATACTCAACCACGTTAGATTTTCTACCGCCTGTCTTTTTCTTTTCTTCCATTATAATAATTTTAATGTGTTGCGTACATAATGGTCTAACTTTATATACGCTTTATTTTTGCAGCAACTATATACTACATCCTCATTAAATATCTGTTTGTATATACTGTTTGCTTTATCTTTATATTCTTGTGTAGCACCAGTTGCTTTTAATACCTCGTGTGCAAACAATACATCTTCATTAGATATACTATTCACTATCGGTTCCTGTACTTGTTTCGCTTTCGCCATTTGTTTCTATTTTAATTTCCTCAGGTGTTGGCTGAGGGTTTATTACTACTGGTGGTTTTTTGTCCTTGCAACCGCATCCCATAAGTTATGTGTTTAATTTTTTTATTATGTCTGTCTTGACTGTCTTTCTTATTTCATTAATATAACGACTAATACTCGTTTTGGGAATATTTGTTTTACGACTTACTGCATTCATACTTCTATTTAAGCTGAGGTACATATCTAACAGGCTTTTCTTAAACCAATCTAATTCTGCGTAGGATGTTTCCAATAGTTGATATATTATTTCTGTTTCAAATTCTTCTTGTTCGTATGATAAATCCCAGCAGGTTGCAACATCCACATTCATAATCATTCGTTCCCTTCTTATACGATAGTGGAACGGACTTGTCTTACTAAAATAATTAATACGCATTACTGCTACAATATAATACTTGATGCTGTCGTCAGAATAGTTCTTCAAGGTTATTACTTCCTTATCGTATAGCTGCAATATACACTCGTGTAATAGGTCTTGTGTTAGTGGGTCTTGCTTCGTCATCTTTTGTGCTATATTGTATAACACATAATAGTTCTTAGTTATGTAGTCCTCAATTTCTTTAATCATTAATCATTTTTCTTATATCCAATAGAACACCAGCCGTTTCATAATTTTCGTCTATTTCGTTTATGGTGATGCTACTATCAATTATATCTAACAGTAACTTCTTTTGGTCTATCTTCTTACTTATATTTCTTTCCAACACATATAACATCGCTTCCAATATTGAGTTGCAGACAATATCTTTATCATCCTTTTCTAAACTAAAATAATCTTTTGGTACATCAATATACCCTAACTTATTTTTCATCGTGCTTCATTAATATCTTCTTTATTGTTTGTCTTGTAATTTTCATTATGACAGCAATTTCCCTGAGTAGTAGTCCACTATTCCTTAGTTGAACTATTCTATCTACATCGTATAATCGTGGGTGCTTAGGTCTTTCCTTCTTCTTCTTTTCTTTTGTTGGTATTTTATCCCACACGATTTTACCATCCACTACTTTCTTTATTCCTTCCTTGACCCACACGTCATTTTCTTTACGCCATCCAATTAGCTGCAACAACCACGTGACTTGTTCTTCCTGGTATATATCAACAAAAGTTCCTGCCTTCGGTAAAATACGTTCGCTGCCGCCTTTTGTTCTATACTTTTCCTGGTAGTAGTCCACCAACTTACCA